CTTTGCACCGTCGTTTGGTGTTGCAGCGATATTTAGGTTCCTACTCTTCCTACAGGGCTTCCATAACTGGACGCTCAACCCATTCCATATGATGGGAGTTGCTGGTATCCTAGGTGGTGCATTGCTATCGGCAATCCACGGTGTCACAGTTGAAAATACATTGTATGAAGATGGAGAACAAGCAAACACTTTCAAGGCTTTCGATTCCACGCAAGAGGAAGAGACGTACAGTATGGTTACGGCTAACCGTTTCTGGTCTCAGATTTTTGGAATTGCTTTTAGCAATAAGCGCTGGCTTCATTTCTTTATGCTTTTTGTGCCTGTTATGGGTCTTTGGACCTCTTCTATTGGCATTATTGGTCTCGCTCTCAATCTCCGTGCATACGACTTCGTTAGTCAGGAGATTCGGGCTGCGGAAGATCCTGAGTTTGAAACGTTCTATACAAAGAACATCCTTTTGAATGAAGGTCTGCGTGCTTGGTTGGCACCAGTTGATCAACCACACGAACAGTTTATTTTCCCAGAAGAAGTTCTGCCACGAGGTAACGCACTGTGATCAAGTCACTCTTCAGTTTTATATTTGCTGCGGTGATGTGGGTACAAGTCCCACAGTGGAGCGATGACTGGAGTAAGTGCGCTGTTGATGTACCAGACACAGCTTGTCATTGGTACATCGTAGCACCTGATAGCACAATGGGCGTTGGATTTAGTTGGGAGAATGCTCCCTGGTTCAGTGCTGAAGGTCTCCTAGACATTGGAGAGCTTCATAACACAGTACAATCACTACAGGAGGCATAAATGCATTTTGAATACCTTCTATGGGTAGGACTCGTCATCTTATTCGTTATCTCTCAGGAAACTGACGATGATGATGATCAAGATGGTGGTATGATGGTACCTTCGTATCAAGGAGCACAATGAATAGTTTTGAAGTAACGCTATACTTCATATGCTTTGCTCTCATTGCTGGTGGTGCCTTTGCTATGATGTGGGCTAACATTCAATCTATTAACGTAGAGATGAATGCACCTAAACCAAAGCATCCTGAAGCACCACAAGCAGGTGAAGAGTTGATGTACGTTGATCTATCCAGAGAAAAACTGGAAGATATATACAACAAATGAAGCGATTAATCGCTTCATAATATAAAAACAATTTAAATTATTATGTCCGATCTACGCCTTATGATGCTGGAATCACTTCGTGCTCAAGCAGAAGGTAACATTTCCAAAGCAAAAACAAACGTCGAAGTTTATCTACGCAATCCTGTAGGTATTGGTGAGCACCCTGATGTACTTGCTGCCATCCAAGATCAGCTTGATATCATTGCTCACGAAGAGGAAAGGATTGAAGTCCTGGATAAACACTTCTCATAAATAAAGTATATCGTCGCCGCAAAGGGAGAGTCTGGCAAAATCCAGACACCTCCCTTTTTTTGTGGTATAATATTTCTCTAGTCCCTACCTGACTATGCCTAACGTCATCTATACAATGGATGGGTGTAACTACTGCACCCTCGCTAAAGAATTATTCACACGTGCTGATATCGATTATGTCGAAATGAAGCTTGATGAAGATTTTACTGATGAGGAGATCAAAGATATCCTCGATAAAGATTCTGTGTCGTTTCCTCAAATAGTATTTGAAGGGAAGAATGTTGGTGGACTAGTAGACGCTGCAAAGCTGTTTCAATCTAGAGGATTGGTGTGACCTCTCCGATAAATAAAGGCATAGAATTGATGCTAAGGAGGGCAAAAAAACCTCAAGAACCCATAGAGCGTACGGGGTTCGCTTTTAATCCCTCAATTAAACTCTTCCGCAAAACATTCTTTTTTAGTATGTCACTAGAGTGGGAGAAAAAACCACAGGAGTAACTCGTGTCAGTATCCATTGTGCTATTCTTTAGCGCGGTTTCTTGCATCATCTTTTTTGTCTTAGGTACTATTATTGGATGGGTTGGTAATGATGTTGTTTTTGCTATGAATGGCGGTAACGATGAAGAACCATATGACCATCCAGAAATGTATGATTCCAACGGCAGACCCTATACTGGCGAACTATTTTCTCTAACATTCGATAATGAATGGGCTGAGGAAGAAGACTAAATATTAGAAAATTATTTTACTATGGCTGAACTATTAGTATCTGAAGTGCTCCAAAAAGTGAGCAATGCTAAGACCAAGGAACAAAAGGTTAAACTTCTAAAACAGAATAACAGCGAAGCTCTTCGCAAGATCTTGATCATCAATTACGATCCCAGTATTGAGTCAAATCTTCCTGAGGGTAACGTTCCTTACAAACCAAACGAAGTGCCTGAGGGTACAGAGCACACACGCCTCAGTACTGAGCATAGGATCCTCCGTTACTTCGTGAAGGGTGGTGGTGATAGTCTTCCTGCTCTCAAGCGGGAGTCGATGTTTGTGGGTCTCCTGGAGGGGTTACACGAGTCTGAAGCTGAGGTTGTCTGCTTGGCAAAGGATAAAAAACTTAAAACAAAATACAGAATCACCGAGAACGTAGTCAGGGATGCGTTTCCTAACGTCCAGTGGGGCAATAGAAAGTAATTCGTATCTTCATACCAAAACACTTGACTAAATAATATAGGACATAGTATAATGTCTGTACGTTCATCCCCCTAGGGGGACGCAAGTAAGTCGCGGAACGGAGCCGTTCATCCTAATGCTAGAAGTACTATTCTACACAACACTCACTTGTACTCAAACTGATGCTATTATGCTGAAGATTGAGAACAATACCAACCTTAACAATCAGCTTAAGGTTGAGTTGGTTGAGACCCTTAAGGACTCATCGCCAGAATGCCAATGGTATTGGGACGCACACGACTGAAGGAACGGGGATTAAAAACCCTCTACTTTCAGGAGTAACCAAATGTTGAATTCACTCAACTTGATCAAGAAGCAGATCAACAAAGCATCTGCACTTCACAACGCACAGATTACCCACACCTCATATCGTGGTGTTAAGTATGATACCCGTTGTGTAGAAAGCAAAGAGTCTCACGGGACTTTCTGCTATCGTGGTAAAACGTACACCAAGTAATTGCTTGGACAATACTTACATTGAGAGGGGTTGCAACCCCTCTTTTTTTATGCTAATATATACTCAAACATACTAGTCCTATGGAACCTAACAGGGAACGTCTCAAGCTAATCCTGAAGAATCTTAAGTCACTGGTCAGTGCACTGGAGTCTGAAATTTATTCTGATCCCGAACGTTATAGCCTGCCTGAGAATGGTAGCCCTAGTTATCTTCAAGTTCAATATGAGGATGTTCTTGACACTTTAAACGAGGATGAAAATGGATAACGACTGGCGTTACTCCGAAGAGAAACTAAAACTGAGAGAAGAATGTCTACTAATTTTGCTGAGCAAATATGGTAGTGTTACAATCCCTCAAAATGCGCAATCAATTTATGAGTGTTGCCACGATTGGGTTTCCCAAGGACATAGGATTTCTAGCGGAATCGTCTCTTACTACAACGCTTACTACAATGACAAGACTGAAGGATCAAATTCGTTTGGCGAAGGCAGCAATTAAATTAGCTGACGTTAAACCTCATCTCTATACTGATGAAGAAATAATGTATATGAGAAAGCAACTTGGAGTTGCTAAACAACAATTAAAAGAAAAACAACTTCGTAAAAAAGCACAGAAAGGATTTGGGTATGAATGTTGATGTTGAATACCGTAGTGTAGATAGAGTTCACATTGAACCTATCTTCTCTACGCCAGTTGGTTATTATAAATTTCCTGAAGGACTGCAGGAAGAATTTAAGAATGCTATTCGGACTGCGGTAAAGAAACCTAGAGCTGGTGAAAATAATTACAAAAAGAATCTATATCATTTCTATCAGCACGCTGGTGAACATCTTCTAGAAGATAACCCAGAAGTAGAAGTGTTTAAGGAGTTTGATTTCTTCTTGAAGTCTGCTTACAAAGATTATGTTATGGGTGTATGTGGATGGAACGCAAACCCAGTTCCTTTCGTTACTGATTGTTGGGTGAACATTACTAAAAAAGGTGGATCTCAAGTCATCCACTCTCACGCAAATTCATTTGTATCTGGTACATATTACGTGAGTATGCCTGAAGGAGCTGCTCCCCTGGTCTTAACTCACACCAACCTTAGTGCTAACCGTCCTTACATTGGATTTGACCAGTCTGATGATACTGTATTCAATGCAACTGCTCACATAGTAAATTGTCTTGAAGGTCATTTGGTATTGTGGCCATCTAATATTGCTCACTACACGGATACAACTACGTGTGACGAACCACGAGTTTCTGTGTCTATGAACTTTACTCCTTCTGTGTTTACAGCAGGAGCATATCACTATCGTGTTATTAGAGATTCGTAATGAGAGAACAGATCGTACCTATGTTTTCCACACCGTTGGGAATTTATAAATGGGATGCAGATAAGCTTGCAGAACTGAAAGATCTTACCCGTGAGTTGATGGCGAAGAGAGCCGTTGAACACGGAGTCGATGGTTGTCCTTTAAGTAATGACCTCCTGCATTTTTGGAATACATCTGGTAATAGCTTTCTAGATGAAGATCATCCTCTCATCAAAGAGTTTGAAGAGTTTCTATCGGAATCATATACAGATTTTACTCAGAACGTATACAATTGGAACGTAACTGAGGAGCACTTCATCACGGAGTGTTGGGTAAACGTTCAGCGAAAGAATGGTTGGCAGTATAAGCATAGTCATTCTAATTGTTTTGTCTCTGGTACATTCTATCTAAACTTTCCTGAAGGCTCTCCTGGGATAACCTTTACCCATTTTTCTAAAGAGAAAACTTCTCCATACCTCTCACCCAATCCTAGGAAACCAAACCAATGGAACAGTGAGACCTTGACTATGATGCCTAAAGAGGGTATACTCTTTCTCTGGAGTAGTAACCTTACTCACGAGACCGAAATTATTACGGATGATATCCGTAGGGTTTCAATCTCAATGAACTTTGTACCTAGTGTAATCGACACTGGAGTTTATCGCCTTCGCTTATCTAAATGAATAACGCACAATTAGTTTCTATCACCCCTGATGCTGAGAAGATGATGGGGTACGTAGCGAGGGTGAGTAACCCTGCAAACCAGGACAACCCTAAGGTTGCAGGTCTATTGAAGTATTGTATCAAGCACAACCACTGGTCTGTTTTTGAGCAATCGACAATGACCCTGGAGATTGAAACCACTAGGGGAATCGCAGCTCAAATTCTGAGGCATAGGAGTTTCACATTCCAAGAGTTTTCTCAACGGTATGCTGACAGTTCTATGCTGGCAGATAAAATCCCTCTACCTGAATTGCGTCGTCAGGATACAAAGAATCGTCAGAATAGTATTGATGATATAGATCCTTTTGTTAAGCAGGAACTTGAGATTGCTATTGAGCGTCACTTTGATTCTGCTATGGATCTTTATCAGCATATGCTTTCTGTAGGGATTGCAAAGGAATGTTCACGTTTTGTGCTTCCTTTGGCAGTACCAACCAAAATCTATATGACAGGCTCGTGTCGTTCGTGGATCCATTATATAACTCTGAGGACTGCTAATGGTACGCAGAAAGAACATATGGATGTAGCTGAGTCTTGCAAGAAACTTTTCATCGAACAATTTCCTATTTGCGCGGAGGCACTTGAATGGAATTCCTAAATGATATTAAAGTGTATGATGGTGTTCTGGACCAACGTGCCATTAAAGAAATATTTCAGTACCTTTCTAAAAACTTTTATACTCTTGCTCGTACTAATGATAGCGATACACTAGAGCACAGTAAAAAGTTTCTACGTGTTGAGAGAACTCCAGAGGAACTAGAACAATATAAAGAAGAGTTCACCAAGCAACAGCTAAGGAATTCTATTCGCGATCAGAATCTTAAAGCAGAGAAATTGTATTGGACTCGTATTCATAAAGGTGCGCCTGAGTGTAATGAAGATGACGAGTCACTTTGTCAAGCTCTTTATGATGGTCTTGCAGTCGTCTGCGACCTCCCTCCATACGAAACTTTGGGAAACGTTTATACTAATATGCTAAGGACTATGGATAGACCTACAGCACATATAGACAACATCGATGCTAAGAATAGAACTGTTATGTTCTATACAAATGATGAATGGTATCGTGACTGGGGTGGCGAGACTATTTTTTATGACCTTGACGATAACATTATTAAAGCAGTTCAACCTAGACCTGGGAGAGTAGTATCATTTGATGGCAGGATTCCACACTCTGCTCGACCACCAGTAACATCAGCTTACACTCCTAGATACATTACTGTGATGAAATTCTAATGCCACTATACGAATTTAATGATAAGGGTTCTGGAGAAAGTGTAGGTGAATTGTATCTTTCATTTGAAGGGTTGGAAGATTTTCTTCAAATGAATCCTCAACTCTGTGTTGCTCCTGGTAAGCTTAGATACCTTGCGGATAAATCTGACGATTCATTCCCTAGTTATCCTGATATGAATTTGAATACTAGGACTCCCGAAGAAAGAGGAAGTCAATTTAAACCAGCAGACCCTGCTTCGTGGAATGACACTAAAGATCCAACTGAAAACTATACCAAGTATAAGGTAACTGACAAACGTGCAAATAAAATCAGTCACTTTGATGAAGATATCAAAAAGTATGGTAGAATAGTAGGGGCTCCTAAGATGTTAGGAGAAGGTGGATCAGTTGATTTTCACGTTGATAAAGTTGACTCTAGTGAACCCATCACTGAGGAAGAACTAGATCAATACACTGAACAAATGGTCAGCTCCGATAGGTCAGCGAGACAAGCACAGTATGAACACAAAAGAGGTATGCGCGGTACTACTTCTGATGATTCTATTGAGCTGGAATTGGGATCTCAAAGACTTAACCCTTGGGAAAAGGGATACAGTGCACAAAACAAAGACAAGTACACCGATTTAAAATAAATAGTATGCCGATCTATCCAGTAAAGCACAATACTACAGGTGAAAAGCAGGAATTAAATCTTTCTCTTTCAAGTTACGAGCAGTGGAGAAAGGACAATCCCGATTGGGATAAGGACTGGTCCGCTGGCGTAGCTGGGTTGGGAGAGGTTGGAGACTGGAGAAATAAAACTGATGGAGGGTGGAATGAAGTCCTCCAAAAAGTTTCTCAAGTGCCTGGATCTAACGTCAAACCCTACAAATAACCAACACAGATTATGCCAAGAAGAAAGTCTTCTGCTGTCCTTTCTACTAAGCAGATGAAGAGATCTAAACCGATCAATTCATCTCTTATGCGAAACATTGAACCTCTGACAGAGACCCAAGAAAAACTTTGGGAAGAGTATGCTAAGGGTCAGAACATCTATGCTTATGGATGTGCTGGCACAGGTAAAACATTCTGCCTTGTTTATAATGCATTGAAAGAAGTTTTGTCTGAAGACTCTCCGTACGAAAAAGTTTATCTTGTTCGTTCTTTGGTTGCTACCAGAGAGATTGGATTTCTTCCTGGCACACACGATGACAAGAGCTTTCTTTATCAGATTCCATATAAGAATATGGTAAAGCATATGTTCTCGATGTATACCGACAAAGAATTTGAGACATTGTATGATGACCTACAACGTCAAGAAACTATCAGCTTTTGGTCTACTTCTTTTCTTAGGGGTACGACTCTTGATAATGCTATTGTAATCGTGGACGAATTTCAGAACTTGAATTTTCACGAGCTTGATAGTATAATCACTAGGGTAGGAGAGAACAGCAAAATTATGTTTGCTGGTGACGCTACCCAAACTGACCTCCAAAAGGTCGCAGAACGTACTGGTATTCTAGATTTTATGCAGATCCTTGAGGGTATGCCCGAGATGTCGAAGATTGAATTCAACATTGAGGATATTGTAAGGTCTGGTCTAGTTAGATCGTATCTGGTCTCTAAGATCAACCAAGGTTACAATGAAAAAATTTGATCACTCTGAACTTCTAGATTCTGTTACACTAAAACGTGGTCTTGTAGAGGGGCGGCGCTTGTACTCCGTAGGAGACAGGCACTACCCCTCTGTTACTACTGTGCTCTCTAATCGTAAGAAGAAGAGAGAAGCAATTGCCAAGTGGCGTAATCGTGTTGGAGCTGAGGTTGCCAACCGTACCACTAATCGTGCTACTAAACGTGGCACAAATTTCCA